CAGGTCCGACCATCATTTTTGACATGTCAAATCCACCTGTGTTTAGGGTTGTCACTCCTGAACTAATTTCACCAATTTTTGTAGATAGTTCTTGAATTACGGATATTAATTGGGTATAAGTAATTAAAGATTCATTATTTGGACTTACGGTACCACCCTTTTCAGTTCCCTCGATTGCCGTTATATCTGTTGGGAGTTGGGTAGTATTAAAATTATTAATTAGTGACCCTTTTTCTCCTACTTCAACTATTCCTCCTTTTGTAATACTAATAAGTGAAACTAAAATACTACTTAATGTATTAATACTGTTAGTATTGTTTTCCTCACTTGTTATGTTTTTATTTATAATTTCAGAAAATTGGGTTAATATATTTGTTTGATTAGTTTGATTTGCAGTATTTGTGTTATTAAACGTTGTAAGACTTTCATTCAACAAAGTAATAACACTTGTATTACTTGTAGTTAAAATTTCAGATAACTGATTTAATACATTTGTTTGATTTTCAGTATTTGCAGTATTAAACGTTGTGAGACTTTCATTAAGTGCCGATATTATAGTTGTATTATTATTTTCACTTTCAATATTTTTACTTAAAATTTCTTGTAGTTGAGTTATTTCAATTATTGTTGTTGGACTAAGTGTTGCCGTTGCAGGTGGGGTTACAATTGAGGTTGCAGGTGTTGGTGTTACAGTTATTTGTGGAGCGGCGGCCGTTGGGTTTGGGGGTGTGGTAGTCCCTACAGGTGTAACTGTGGTCGAAGCTCTAGGTGTAGTGGTACCAAGTTGTCCTACTGTGGGTGTAGTACCTCCACCAACACCCGAAAATAAATTACTAATAAATGTTCCAACCGTGGCAGTTCCATTTTGTAATCCGGTTGTGAAATTAGATAAAGCCTGTTCACTAACTCCAAGTTGTTCAGCAAGAGTGTCAAAACTAGGTAGTCCTGAGGTATCTATACCTAAACTTTTAGTAACATTTGTTGCAATATCAGTCACAGTTCCACCAACCGCAAGTAGTGTCTTATCAATAATACCCAAAACCGAGTCACCTACTTTTTTTAATTCTTCAGTAGCATTACCTTCTTTTTTTCCAGTAATGACATCCATCGCATCTTTATTAGTCTTGGCAAGGTCATTAAAAGATTTTGCAATATCACTATTAGGTCCAAGATTTTCTTTTATTGCAGAATTTAAGTCTTTTGCAACCTTTTCATTAACTTCAAGAACTTGTTTTCCGAGCTCCCCTCCACCCATTGCAAGTCCCAATGCACTCATTGCAGAATTGTTCTGAGCCTGTATAGCTTGTAATGATGTAAGTTGTTCACCAGCTCTTCTATACATTTTGTCATCTGCTGATTCCCCCTCGATTTCTTTTTGTTTACCAAGAGCCTTCTTCATTCCCTCAACATCATTACCAAAATCTTCTAAGAATTGAGCAGTTGTTTCTTCTCTAGTTTTACCTTCTTCATCAACATACTTAATCATGTACTCACCACTTTCTCCCATCATTGACATGTTGGCAATCAATTCTTGAGTATCTTGTGGAATATCAAATCCGCTAAATGAAATTTCAGATAACTTTTTTTCTATGTCTTTTGTTCCGATTGCCATCTTTTCGATGGTTCCAGCCGGAAGTCTTAAATCTTTTTCAAGCTCTCTTATTTCTAATCTAGCTCCAGGTAATATTTCAAATCTTTGGTTTTCTTCATTAAACTCGGCATATTGCGAAAACATCTTACCAAGTTCATCGGTTAATGCCCCAACATCATTTTGGGCCATATCCATAAGTCTAAGTGGGTCGGTAAGAGCTGCTGATGTGGTACCAAGTCTTTGTAGGGTACTTGCAAGTTCAATCGCACCTTCAGGGTCCATCAATGTATCGGCAAGAGTGAAGATTTCCTTCATGTCGATTCTAAGGACTTGAGCCTTAGCTGCCATCTTAGCAAGACCCTCTATACCGTTTTGGAATCCGAATTTGTTTAACTTATCTAAATTTTCAACTACCTTTGCTGAAACTAATTTTGCGTTAACACCAATTGCATTAGACACGTCTAACACAGTGTTCATTTCACTAGTTATGTCTTTTATAGACATACCAGCATTGGTAAACCCATCTAATAACTTGTCAATACCTACACCTGTTACTTGATTAGTTGAAAGTAAATTTGTGTATTCTTGTTCTGATAAACTTACATTTCTTCCAAAAGCGTCTAAAGTGGACTCAGCCGCTTTTTGTACGTCTACAAAATCTAAACCTATCTCTTGTACACTTGATACCGCTTTTGAAAAATTTTCTCTGAGTGAAGCTCCTAACCCTTCTCCTTCACCCATTCTATTAACCATTGACTGCACTGCGGTGTCAACCTTTAGGGCGGTCGATTCCATTTCACCAAATATTTGGTCTTTAAGACTAACCCCGTCTCTAGGTAAATAAAACCTAAGACCGACTGTTGCCGTTGGAAAAGTAAGATTGGTAAGTTGAGCCTTTTGCCCAAGCTCTTTCATTGCGGCAGTTGCAAATGTACTAGATAAATCACTAGCTAACCCACCAGTTCCAGTATCAGTATTTTCAACGGGTTGCATCATCATATAAATAAATAATCAAATACTAGTTTTTGGGCGTATTATATTCAATTATTTTATCGACCAAATATCTCCTTTGATAAACAGGAATTTTTAAAAAATCTGAATAGGAAGTATGCAAGAACTTCGCCATTATATAGTACTGGTCAAGTAAAGAAAGAAGGTAATTAGAAGAAAGGGCGAAAAAACTCAGCCCCAAAAGCAACTCTTACGTTAACCTTTTTTCCTGACGGGGCTGTAACTTCTCTATTTAACTCAATTCTTGGCTCATTAATTTTCAAAAAATTTGAGATATATTTTGAGTCCATAATTGGCATTTGTTCTACAAACTTTGCAATTTCACCTCTATCTGTACTTCCGTTAATCTCAACAATCTGTTTGTTAAGTCTCCAAGTGGCTTTAGGTGCAACAAGATTTGACGGATATTCTTCAGCCATTCTTTCTAAGTCTGTAGCCTCACCATATGACAATGGTTTTACTTTAACTGTAGCATTTGACTTTGGTAGAGTTGTAGTATAATGACCGTTGTCATCAGGTTCTACTTGAGGATTTCTAAATGAAAGTTCATCCAAAGTAATTGTTCTTTCAAATTTTTGACCTGTCTCAGGGTCAGATAAACTAAAATTATATTCAGGTCCGAATGAAGTAGTTCTCAAAAACAACAAAATTGCCTCAATGTCACCCTCAAGCATGTCTTTTGGGTTCAAATCAGGTTCATATAGTTTACTTCTAACAAGTCGAAGTACCAATTCTTCACCTGTGAGTTTACCGACACTTGCAAGCAAATTTTCATCTGATGCGGTTAGATAACCAACTTTAACACTTTTCTTTTTGGTTTTATAAAATTTTCCTTGACTTGGTAAAATAACAACGTCATGAGGAAGTGATAGATTTTCTTGTAGAATTACTTTTTCGTCCATATTAATTTTAATTTAAAAAAAAATCCGCACAAAGTACGGATTTGTAAATAGTATAGTGAAAATATAAATTTTAGTATACAAGTACACAATAGTCAGGACGGAGAGTTGCTTGGATTGTTGCAAGACCATCATCACCATAACCTAAAGATTGGAAGTCAGCCTTGGTTAAGAAACAACCAATCATAATCCATTTTTCAACAACAACACCTGTTGGGTCAAGCATTTGAAGTGTTACGTCCTTCTTATAACCTGCGGCGTAACCCATACGTCCTGTAACAGATTCAGCGTGTAATCGAACCCATTCCATAAGTGCTTGAGCAGCTGATGGACCAATTGGGTCGCGGAATGTAACAGAGATTTCACCCCATTCATATTGACCTGCAACATACTTCTTGGTGTTCAAGAAAGGAATGTCAACAGACTTGATTGTGATTGCAGGTCTGCTTGCAGACTCAACGTACCATTCATTGATACCAAGTTCGCTTGGGAAACTTAAAATGAACCTATTCTTTCTTTTGGGTTCATAGGGTATCGGCATTTTCATTAGTAAATCAGCCATAGTATTTTTTTGTTTTTAAAAATTTTATTTTTTCTTATTTATTAAATAAATAGTGTGGTTTTATTTTTTTTCTATTTACTTTAAATTTTTTTTTATGAAACTTATATTAAGTCCAGTTTATAAATATTACCCTTCATACTTTTTTCTTTCTCCTCCATGTGTAGATATAAATTGAATTATATTTTCTGGTCTTTTTGAAAGTTTCTTATGCGTAAATTCTAAATTTTTCTTATCATCATCTGAAAAATATATTTTTGGTACAAATCTGTTTGAAATTTTGTTTTTCAGAAATCCCTGTTTGTTTAAGTGTTCTGAGATATATTTTATATAACTTTCGAATTCTTTTAAAGCCTCTAATTTTCCTTTTTCGGGACTTTGTGCTGACCCCGAACCAAACGTCACCGGATAATATTTATTCATGTCCATATAAGTCTCTATAAGTTGTTCATCAGACATATCTTCTTCACCGGCGATACCTCTAAACTTTCTAAGGTTTCTAACAAGTTCTTTCTTAGAAATACCCTTAAAATTAAGTTCAATCATATTTTCGATAGCTTGTCTGATAACTAATGGAGAGTGTCCTCTTGCGGTCACAATTGAGAAAATTGACCCATTATTTATTGCATCTCTAAAAGTTTCCCACTCAGGTCCTGGTTTCCCAAGTAATGAATCAACTATAAATCTTTTATCTCCTTTTGTTGAAAAGTGTCTGTAGGGGTCTTGAGCATAACCAACAATAGTTTTTCCTTTGTATTCAAAATTTTCTTTACCTATTTGGTGTCTGTGCTCGGCAAAATCTTCTGTGGACATTCCAATCTCCTCTCCATTATCATCTGATAACATAATTTGAGTTGGCATTGTCATGATATTATCATCCCAGTCGAAAGCATAATACTCAATATCAGGAGTCATTTCTTCTTTAAATTCTTCTACCAAAATTACTTTCATACTTTATAAATATATTAAAAATAAAAAACCCCCTGTTTCCAGAGGGTTTTTAAATTTATTTGTTTTGAAATATTAGATATTTTCGAAACTTGCACCTTGTGGAGTGATAATGAACTCGATGTCGATAAATTCAAGAGCCTTAGTTGGCTTCAAGAAGATACGTCCTGACATTTGGTTAGAATCGAAATCCTCAGGGTTGTTTGATACAGTTACACGGAAGTCAGTGATACCTCTATCTCTACGGATAGCATCCAAGATTGGGTTTACTGAATCCAAGAACTGTTGTCTTACAACTGCGTCGTTTTGTTCGAACAACAATCTGATAGCAACTGCTGAAATCAACTTACGTGCTTGTAACAACAAACGTCTTACGTTGATTCTATCAAGAGGACTTTCTCTTAACTGAAGGGTCTTATTACCCCAAATTACTGTACCAACGTCATTGAAGGTTGCAATTGGGTTAATTCTACCTTGGTAAAGAGTATCTCTATCAAGTTGTGTCAGTCTGCGTCTTGCTCTTACTGAGTTAACAATACCTCTTGTGTAACCCGCAGTTGCGAACCAAGGGAATGAAATGTTATCTGTAAGTGCTAAGTTTCTACAAACTTCAGCTGTTGGTGGGATATAGATTTGTGTGTTAAATACACTGTCGCGAGTTAATACCCAAGGGTAGTAAGTAACAGTATAGTTAGAATCTATATCTTCATTTGCTAAATCATCAACCGCATCTTGTGGGTAAATGAAGTTAGTCATGTTTGGTGATGGCTGATACAAATCAAAGTCAGGAGTTGTCATAACATAGATTGAGTCAGCTCTGTCAATTTCAACCATATCAATTGCTGCTTTAACAAGTTGATAGTTGTTAGTTGAATCGACACCAGGTGTTGCCAACACGTTAATGTTGATAATTGCTGGATTGTTAAGAGTTTCGATACCAATCTTATATGCGTAGAAGTCAGTATTAGCGTAGTCAGATGTGTTATCTTCTACAGTAATTTGTCTGAACATACCCCAACCAGATGCGTTAGGGTAAGGTTGACAACCTTGTTTAGCACCTGCCAAATAAAGTGATTTACCTAATTGATAGTTATCACCATTTGTTCTATTTTCACGGTAGATATCCCAACCATCAAAACCACCTGCAGCAAATACTGTGAACTTACGTGAGAAAGTTCTATAGTATGGGTTATTTGAGTCATCAGGGTCTGATTGGAAAGAAGTAATACCACAATCAAAGGCTGTTTCACCTGAGTTCAAATATATTGAAGATACTGTAACCGCAGTTGCTCCGCTATCCATGTGGAAACCTTTAGTGATTTTCACCCAGTTATTATAGTCTTGTTCAGTACAAGCCCAATCAGCTGGATTTTGTTTTCCCTTATATTTGAAGAAGTCATTGTCCCAACCAACTGTGTCAGATATACCAAGGAATGCTCTTCTGATATTCTCACCATTACTGATTGTTGCGTCTTCTCCACCTGTAGAAGTACCAAATGGTGGGTTCCAAATAACTTCACCAGGGTAGAAATATCTAGTCTTATAAGCTGGGAAAACTTCAGGTTGTATGCTGTTAGCTTCATAGGTCCTAACAGTGTAACCTTCAAATCCACAAGGAAGAGAATCAAATGGAGCGTCTTCATTAACTTCTAACATAATGTATTTAGAGTTAATCTGGTATGTTCCATCGGCTGTTCCAATTTTCTT